CAACGGGGCAATGATTCATGCATTGAAACCTCCACCTGGACCCTCCTGCATCGCTACAGGACCATTGGAAGCAGCAAGTCTCTGACTTGCAGCAGCATTACAGCAGGTACAGCCTGCAAATCTGTGGGGGACAACCACTTTTTAGGTGTTTACTACTTATGGATGGCCAATCCAGTTCAATACTATAGGTTAAGTAGACCCTCCACGTGGGCGAACCACATGAGTTTTATAGAAACAAAGAAAGAAAAGAAAAGAGAATGCAAGGTAAAATCTTGGCAACAAGGGAAAGAACAGTAGCGAGTGTAAGTGGATCAATCATATTTATACCGTTTCCTTACTCGTCTCCGTGATAGTTGAAGACTTTGTGGGTAGGAACTGTAATCAATCTCAGGGCGTTTTTGGGGATTTGAAGGGGGGGGTGTCGGATGAGGTATTTTAGGCACAGGTAAAGGTATAGGAGCAGCTGCCGCTTGGAGATTCTGCAACCGTGAAAGAGTAGCAGCTTCTTTTGCCAGAGCAATAGACATACCCACAACGGCGACCCCTAAAGCCACACCCGTGGCTATCTCGAGTGCCCAACCGAACGGTCCAGCCGCGGTTTCAGCGGCCAACAAGCCCTCATCGAAAACTTCCTCCTCAAGCAGAGCAGCTTCAGCTAACTGTTCCTCAGCCAACTCCGCTTCAGCAACCGCAATTTCTTCCTCCCAGGCCAATCTCCTGGCTAAACTTTCAGCCTCAGTCTTTTCAAACTGTGCTATAAGCTCCATCTCCTCCTCCTGGGTCATGGGAATAGAATCCATGTGCGAGGAAGAGGTGGGATCAAGCCCAGCCCTCTCAGGTCCAAGTTTGAGATCAGGGTAGTTAACCTTAAACCACTCTGCGGAATACTTTGCGGGTGCCTCAGAACCCCCAGCAACACTACCAGCAACTACTTCACCACCACTACCTACGGTTTCACCGAGTGAAGGAATGACAGACATTAGACGGCTAATGCCTGCGCGACAGGCTCGGCGAATTCAATGATGTAGGCAAGGTAAAGTTGACCAGGGGAGATACGTGCTCCACTGGCGTTAAGAGATGCTTGAGATCCAAAAAGAAGTTTGATAGGGACAGCTTGTTCATCTAACACCGTCCCCTGGGTGAAGGCGAGAGTACCAATACCTCCAGTGGGAGCACCAGTCAATGCCCCACCAGATGACTGTGTAGCGGTGGTACGAACATAATACCACTCACTAGACAGTTTGTTGATGTCCAAATCAACAAAGATATTAGAATCAGGGTTGATACTAGTATCAAACCCCTTGTCGCCATTAACAGCACCCCCAAACCACACAGGCCCCAAAGAAGAAGAATCACCTGCCATCACTTGGGCAAGGGTGGTCGGGGTAGTGTCAATTGAGTCATATTGCATTTGGATATACGCCTGTCCAGTGCAGCTAGTGGAACAAGTGGAACTATAGAATGCTCGGAGGAACAAGAATCTAAACTTCTGATATCCAGCAGCAATGGCTGAACACCAGGGGAAAGAAACAGCGATTCCAGGATTCATATAGTAACCAGCAATGTTAAAGTCAGCACCGGGAGTCCCAAATGGAGTCATAAGCTCAAAATTTTTGACAATACACCGTCCACTTTCAGAGGCAAGGATTGGCAACTTGTTCTTCGCACCACGCACCATGCCATATGATGCAGGAGCTTGAACAGTACGCAAAAATCCAGGGGCCTTCTTCTGTTTAGGTACTTTCTTTTGCTGTTTTGATTTATTTTTACTATTTTTGTTTTTAACCATGTTTTGTATTGGATCCGGCAAACATGGAACCGGACTGTTCATCACATCTCCCCTTAATAAAGGGTGGAGCCGTGCAGTCTCTCGGCATTTTGGTTAGCACGTAAATATTTACAGTGTCATAAACACAAACGTTTTGGTCCTTTTAAGAGATGAAACCCAATTAAATGTACAGTGAATGGGACCGTATCAACACCACCGGGGAAGGTGTTGTAACTGTCCAAAGTCCTTTACAACTGGTTGGAAAGTTGCCTTTGAATAGAAGTTCTCAAGGACTATCTGATTCTCCGGTGTCGTTCCAAAAGCAATGTAAAACGAGTGGCGAGTTCTTGGATGAATATCGACATAGTTACGGGACATACCTTTAGACAACCACGCGATACCTCCAGTTAACTCAGCATCGGGGGTTCGATGCCGTCTTTTGGACGACCGTTGGCCCTGTTTCGGTAATGTAATCATGGACGCTATACGGATATATGAACTATAAAAGTCTTGATATACGGGTATACCACCAGTCAAACTCAAACCGCCTTGGCCCACTGCATCAATCCAAGCTTTACACACTCGTAGAGAGGACAAATCTTTAAGGCTCAAACAATCTTTAGAAATTGCCTTTGGAAAATTCCGAACCATGATATAACCATCAGGGGTCCAGACGGGATGTGTTTGACAAAACTCAATACCCTCAAGGTCATACACGGGTTTCTCAACCTTCATGTTGAATCCCATTTCCAAGAACCATTCAGATAGCCCATTCTGAAACTTTGTGAGATTTTTCCTTTCAATAATCACAGTGCAATCATCGCCATTATTGGCAAGATCGCCCCGTATGCCACGAAATTTGAGGTAGCAGTGAACAAGTGCACACATAATGAGGCAATTACCCAAAGCGGTGTTCATATCACCACTCATACGACAACCCTCAGTAGTATACCTCAACTTACCATCACGGCAGTGACCGATAACCTTGTTGGCGAGTTGCCATTTCAACAGTTTGCGGAGTTCTTTAGATTGGTAAATTCCATTATAGACGGAATGTTCCCATTTAAGAGCTTCTACACTAACATGCTGATCAAACCTACTCGCATCAAGACCAATGGCTACAGGATCACGAAAATTGGCCCACTTTTCAGAAAAAATCTTACCAGTCTGCTGAGCATTATATCCTTTAAGAACTGTAGGACCACCGAAAATTTTTGCAATAGCATCATAAATTCGGTGCTCTATAGGTCTCAAATAACGTCCCACTTCAACATTGTATCTTGGATCCCTAGGTGAGATAACTCTGGGGTCAGGATCAGGTTTGTCATCTGAGTTAATAAACTCAGCCTTAACAAACGCTTTTATGGTAGCGTCACGCTGACTAATACTGCTGCTAAGTAATGAATCAGCTGCACGTTGGTAGAGCGTTTTCCTGCGACCCTTGTAATAGTCAACAAATTCTTGCCGACTAACAGGGGTGGTCGAACTAAAACACTTTAACAACGCCAAGCGGAAAATCCCCAAGCGCTTACCATAGATCCCTCGAGCGGGTTTGGGACTAGGTTTACCTTTTACAAGCAACACCCGTGTCAAAACCCCTCGAGCAAGATTATTAAGAGAAGAATTATGTACAAGGTAGTTGTTGGGCAAACTCCATCCAACCACCTGAAAATACCGCCTCACATGCGGCAAGGCACCCAAACGTGGTATGACCGTCAATGCGGAATGACACAGATCACTAGCAACTGCCTCAATCCCGGTCATCACGCCCAGGCACCCCTATTCATTTTTGAAGCCAAGCATACGGCCAATAGCACCGTATGCTGACTCCCAAATAGTGTTAATTACCCGATCCCGACTGAGAGCTTCCCTGCTTGCTCCAAGTTGGTGAGCTATCATATCCTGCTCCGAAGGGATAAAGAAACACGCCGTACTCACATCCAAATGTTGAGCGATGTGGGTAGGGCGCATTCCATGTTCACGCATGTGGTCTCTTAAGAACTTTCGTACCATCAACCGGTTGGCTTCGGTACGGCGGAGTAGACCAAACTCGGCCTTGGCAATCTGAATCAATTTAGCTTGGAACTTGCCACGTTTCATACCCACAGTATAAAACCCTCCGGCTTTCTCCTCCTCCAAGGAAAAGTCCTCAGTGTCGACGTTGGCCATAACGTCAGACACGTGGACCTCCACACTTTTAGGTATTGCCACCCTGGTCTGGGGTTGGAACCACCAGATAAGGCAACAAAAAACCACAAAAACGGCAATGTATGGAAGCATTTCTTCGTTTGCTGAAAGTTACAATTTATCCGCTGTTAAGCTAGACTCAGCCTTCAAACCCCAAATTGGAGAGAATAAGAGTACGATGAAGATTCGCAAGTATCACCAGAGACTGG